ATTCTACGGAAAAACGAAAGAAGAACCAAAGAAGCCAGAAGAACCAGAGAAAAAAGAAAAACAGACACAGCCGGAAGAACCACAAAAGCCAGAACAGAAAACTATCCACAGTGTGGAGCCGAGCATACCGGAACCAGATCCGATTCCGGAAGAAGAACTGCAGCGCACACCGAAAGAGAACACACCGGAAGAACCGGAGCAGCAGTTGCCGGGGCAGATGGAAGTGGTAAACACGGACATGGATATGGAAGAAGTAAAAGAAAAATCCGAGGATCAGGCACCAGACCAGGTAGATATTTTAGTAAAATTGGATGAATTGAAACAGTATGTGTGCACAGAAAACTGGAGAAAGTTTGCAGAAGAATTAGATGCATTGTTAAAGATTGCAAAAGAAAAAGAAGGTGAAGCATGAAAAGCATCATGCAACCATACGACCGGAGCAGGGGCAGCAGTTGCTACCTCTGCCAGAAACTAAACGGCGATTGCTGGGATAAATACACAGAGGAGCATCATGCAATCGGCGGAACAGCAAATCGGAAACTGTCCGAGAAGTACGGTTTAAAAGTGCGGCTGTGTATCTATCACCACCGGGAAGGACCGGAAGCAGTACATAATAACATCGGCAATATGCGACTCCTGCAGAAAGATGCGCAGATCGCGTTCGAAAGGAATTATCCCAATTTATCGTTCCGGGATATTTTTGGGATAAATTATTTAACAGAAGAGGATAGGGAGGCACTAAAGCCGCATAAAGACAAAGACGGAGCGGGATTTATACCGCTGGAAGAGGAGGACTTATGATAACACAGAAAGACATTGCAGAGATTAAAAATCTGCACAAAGAAGAAAGATGCCCGTATACGCACGTAGCGGCATGCTACGTTGTAGACAATGCGATCTCCTGCATTGTGCCGCCAAAATCCATGCTGGAGCTGAAAAACGAGGAATTTTTTAAATATCTGGACATTGCGAAGAATATATTCCAGCCGAAAAGCATCGGGGAAAAGAACCTGGAATTAAAAGCAAGCTACGAAGGACTGGATATCGTGGACGATTGGAAAAATATTGCGCTTGGCCAGGTCATGGATGAAGAAGCACTGGATGTGGTATATGAAAGCATCGTAGCTAATATTTCTTCGGCAGAGAATTATACGATCCTACTGTACTTCGGAGTTTACGACATTATGGTACGTACGGAGGACGGAAACAATCTGGACGAGTCCGAGGAAGTATACAAGTTTGTTACATGCGCAATTTGCCCGACAACACTGGAGAAGCCATCGTTGGAAATGCAAGAAACGAAAATAGAGCCGCTGGATAGAAAGAGGATTATCGGAAAACCGGAACATGGATTTTGTTATCCGGCATTCGAAAACCGGAGCGCAGATACAACGAAAGCATTGTATTACTGCAGCAATCCGGAATATCCATTACACGAGATTATGGAAAACGTACTTGGAATGGAGTGGAAACTCACTGGGGCAGAATACCGGGCGGACCTTAAGGAAACCATGATGGGGATCGTAAAATCCGAAGAAGAAGTGCAGCAGTACCAGGAGGAGCTTGCGGTACGGCTGGAAAGCATTGCAAGAGAGGCAGAAGCGGAGCAGAAAGACACGCGGATCACACCGGAAATACTGGAAAGCCTGTTAAAACCAATTACGGAGCATGCGGCAGCAGTTGCCAAAGAGTACGGAAAAGACTGCATGGGGAAATATCCGAAAGCAGAGCTCCTGTACACAAAAAAGCAGAGAGATGCCTATTATGCCAGAAAACAGAAGCAGAAAGGCAAAGAACTTTTAACAAGGGCATCGAATTCTCTCGCACGCGCCGGATTTGGAGATCTGGCAGGCGAGATCGAAGATTATCTGTACAAAACAAGATAGCCTTTTAGCCTTAAAAGGATTAAATAGATATCACAAAAGCCATGGAATAGCCTCCTGCTACCCGTGCAGGAGGGGAAAGGAGCAGCGGTGAAAAAGTGTAAAAACTGCGGGAAAGAATTTGAGCCTGTGTGCAACAGGCAAAAACATTGTTGCCCGGAATGTCGGATAGTCTACAGTTGGAAGAGACAAAAGGACAGACAAAAAACTGGACAGAACAGGAAACAAAAAGAAAAGAAGAAAAAACAAACATCTACGCTTGCTGACCAGAATAAGAAGGCAAGAGCCTGTGGATTGTCGTATGGGAAATATGTAGCACAGAAATATGCACCGGCGGTTAGGAAAAAGAACATACATTGCAGTGTAAAGGAGAACATAAAAACATATGGAAAAGGGTAAAAAGTTTCCGGTTGGAAAAGGAGAAAACATCGATTGGGATTTGATCGAACGGCACAGGGGACAAGCAGAAGAAAATCACGGACAATCATTGGAACGGTTGGCAGAAAGAGGCGGACTAAGCTGGTACGAGCTGTATTGTGTACTAAGCGATACAAAATGGACGAAAGTAAAGCTTGATCCAAAGACAGACTGGAAGAAGTTATGCAAAGAAATACTAAAATACGAGCGAATAAAACAGGAGAGGGAAAATGCTAAATGGATTTTAGTGGAGGAAAGATTACCGGAAAATAATAAAAATATTCTGGTGTCATTTGAAAACTTCCCACATCCAGATGTTGGAAGATACGAAACGGACAAGGATGGAAACGGGTCATTTTATCCGGTGAACGATGATACAAGCTACATAGAATACGATATGTTCGTGAATGCTTGGATGCCACTGCCGGAGCTATACAGGGAAAGCGAGAAATAGCAATGGAATACGGTTATATCAGAGTTTCTTCGGCAAATTTGGATGGTAAGGAGACGGCGTAGATGGCGATTGAAACATCGGAAATAAAGCATGAAAGAAGGGGGCAGCAGTAGTTGAAACAACCAAAGAAACCAACGAGAGAACAAAAAGAACTTATGGCAAAAAGAGGATTGCGACCAGAAAACTGGATGGTGATCTTAGATAACAAAGCGGAAATGCAGATCATAAGCCGTCACTCCAGGCAAAGAAGAACAATAGAAAGAGGACAGAGAACAGGATGAGAGATGAAATACCGTGTAGATATTGCAAACAACGCTCTCCGACTTGCCCATGCCAGCTGCGAATTATATGCAAAATGGAGAATACTACATCTGACAGAGAAAGAAAAAGAACGGAAAACGAGAGAACTAGAACGGATGATAGTAGAAAGAGAACAAACGGCAGTAAAGAAGATGATACACCATAGGCACAGAAAACAATAAGAATTACAAAGGGCAGCAGTACAAGATGCCGTGAAAAACGGAGGAGACTATACCATGGACAGCGGAATTGTAAAACAGTATGGCGCATTGAAAAGGGAACAACTGGATATTGAATACAGAATTGAAGGGATAAAACAAAGCCTGGAGAGACTAAATCGCACGGAAACCATGGGAACGGTCTATGGCGGAGCAGGCGGGAAACACAGATATGAGGTGGAAGGAAACACGGAAGCGTATAGCAGATCAAAGACCGCACTGCTGGATAACAAATATAGGTTACAGCAGATCAACGCGCAATTGATCGATACGATTAACCAAGTGGAAGATTGCATCGCAAACGTGGCAAGTGCAGAAAAGCGCCTAATCTTACGATTGCACTACCAAGACGGGTTGAAGTGGCAGGAGGTGGCAGAAAGGATGGGGGCCGGATATACAGGAGATGCGGTACGGATAGCGGCATCAAGAGCACTCCGGGAGATTGACAGAAAAAATGCAAGGGAAAAATAAAAGTGTTCGGTTTGTTCGGTTCTATACGTGTTATAATGGTAACGTACAAAAATGTACACGGACAGCGTCACAGATGTGGCGCTGTCTTTTTTATGCCCTCTCTTGGCGCGTACCGACTGATTGTCCAGCGGTTCGCGCCTGATTGGAGAAAAAGAAGAAAGGAGAGACAGTGACGAAAATAATGGTTGGAAAGACAAAAAGCTCACAAATTTTGATAGGTTCTTTTGGAGAAATAGAGCGTTGTGGGTCGGCGATAGCCCAAGGCTCGACTAGCTATTATAATTTTTTAATGGTCATTGCCGAAATTTGAACAATGGCAGCACAAAAAAACGAACTGGATTACACGTCAATCATCGTACCGTCCAGAACACTGGAATCCTTACTGGGAGTAAAGGCGCGGACGATTCGGGATCTCGCAGATAAGGGAATTGTGAAGCGAGACACTCACGGCAAATATTTTCTCTTTGAATCGGCAAAGGGGTATATCACAGCGCTGAAGGTTGCAAACGCTGGAAAAAACGGGTTTTCCGTGGAAGACAGCGAGGACGAATTGAGTCTGGAAAACGAAAAGGCACTGCATGAACATAGCAAGCGGCTGATCACAGAGATTAAATTGCAGCTGATCCGCGGACAGGTGCACAAGTCGGAAGATGTGGCGCGTGTCATGACGGATATGTTTGCTAAATTCAAGTCAAAAATGGACGCGCTCCCGGCAAAACTTGCACGGAAACTGGAAGGAAAAAACAAGGTTGAAATACAGACGGTGCTAAAAGCAGAGATAAGTAAAGCGCTGGCGGAATTGGCAGATTACAAGCCGGAGAACTTTTACTCAGACGAACATGTGGAAATTCCGGAAGATGCGATCACGCAACTGGAGGATGACTTGAAATGAGTGTGAGTTATAACACAGTAAAGTTTATGTGCGATCTTACGGAAAACCTGCGGCCAAGACCGGAAATGTCTATCAGCCAGTGGGCGGATCGGCACATGGTGCTTCCGGAGGGCAGCAGTGAGGCAGGACGATATTCGTCCGATACCATTCCGTTTCAGAAAGGGATTATGGATGCGATTGCCGATCCGGAAGTAACTTCGGTATCTGTTATGGCATCTTCGCAGGTAGGAAAGACAACCATAGTGATGTGTGGGATTGGATATTACATTGATTATGAGCCGGCCACACAGATGCTTGTAATGCCAACGATTGCGGATTCAGAACGATTTTCGAAAACGCGTTTTGCAAAGATGATTGCTGATATTCCGGAACTTCGGGAGAAAGTTGCAGATCCGAAAGCGCGTGGATCGAACAATACGATATCACTGAAAAGTTATCCGGGAGGAACGATCGCGTTGAGCGGTGCAAACTCCCCGTCCTCTCTTGCATCCGATCCAAGACGGATTATCTGGATGGATGAGACGGACCGATTTCCGGAGAGTGCAGGAAGTGAGGGAAACCCGATAATTCTGGCCGAAACCCGTGCGACGTCTTATTGGAATAAAAAATATATAAAGACATCGACTCCGACCGTAAAGGGACGAAGCAAGATCGAAGATGCATACAATAAAGGCTCGCAGGAAGTATGGAGTGCGAAGTGCCCGGAATGTGGAGCATGGCAGCCATACAGCTTTCAGAGAATTGATTTTGACTCTGTGTCTATGGCGTGCGAATCCTGCGGATGCCTGATTTCGGAAATGCGCTGGAAACAGAGTGAGCATAAGTGGATTGCAAAGCATCCGGAAAGAAAGAGGAACAGGAGCTTCCGGCTGAACCAGTTGGCAAGTCCTTTTGTAGAATGGCAGGATATTATCGACCGGTTCAAAAGCGCAAATGAGCGATTAAAAAAATATCATGATCCAGAGGACCTGAAAGTATTTGTAAATACAGTATTAGGTGAAACATGGGACGAGACGGAACACGTAGATAATGCAGTGAGCGACGAAACTCTGCAGGCACGGGCAGAACATTACAATGCAGATCTGCCGGATGGAGTCATATTGCTGACAGCGGCCGTTGATGTGCAGGACGATCGCTTCGAGATTGAAGTGCGCGGATGGGCGCGGGAATACGAGACCTGGGGGATTGTAAAGACAGAACTATATGGAGATCTGGTTAAAAAAGCCATATGGGATGAGTTGGAGGAGTATTTATCACAGGTATTCCATTTTGAAGATGGCAGGGAACTTGGAATAGCAGGGTTTGCAATCGACACAGGAGGACATCATACCAACAGTGTATACAAGTGGATCAAGACGATGAAAGCCAAAGGAAAGAAATGCTATGGTGTAAAAGGATATGCTGGAAAAGCGGATCTTTTGTTATTGCACAAAAAGACTGTAGTAGAAATCACAGAGGAAAGACCGAATGGAAAGAAAGTTGTAGTGGATCATACAGTGATCCAGATTGTCGGAGTTGACTCCGGAAAAGAGGACATCACAAACAGACTGAAGATTCAGGAACCGGGAGCGGGATACTGCCATTACCCGGAAGATACCAGAAGGGGTTACGGAAACGAATACTACAAAGGTCTGACATCTGAATCAAAAATCGTGAAAAAAGTCAATGGAGTATACAAGCCGGTATGGGTAAAAAAGAGCGGTGCGAGAAATGAGCCACTGGATCTGTTTAACTACAATTATGTGGTGGAAGAAATCCTAAGACCAAACTGGGATGCACTGGAAGCAAAACTGGAAAATGGAATTAACTATGTTGCAGGAGTACAGAGAAAGAAAAAAACCACTGTACGCAGGACGATAGGGGGGATGGAATTGTGATCATCCGGAACAAAGAAGACTACAAACAGGCACTGGAAGATCTGGCAGACCTTAAGAAAGCAAAAAAGAAAATCCTCGTGGGTGGTCAGTCGTATTCGATTGGAACGAACCAGCTGACACGCGCCAGTCTGAAAGAAATAAACGCAGAAATCAAAGAACTGGAAACCGCAATTAACGCATACGAACAGACCGGAAGCACACGGCGCATTGCAAAGCGTGTAATACCGGTGGATTGAGGAGTATATGGGAATCAGAGGATGGTTTGATAAAAAGAATCAGGAAAAAGAATTAGAAGCGGCAAAGCGAGAGAACGAACTGGAACGGCTAAGGACGAACACAGCAGCGGCCCGCGCGCAGAGGTCGTATGTGCAGCAGTTTATGAATTCGGGATACGGAAATGGCGGAGCCAGTCACACAGAAACGTGGTCAAAAAGCTATCACGACGAGAGCCTGTCACCGAAATCTGACATCGAAGAAAACCGGAAGACACTAAGACAGCGCACACGGGATCTGGCAATGAATGCGCCGATTGGTGCGGCGGCCATCAATTCGACAAAGACAAGTTGTATTGGCCCGGGACTGATACCAAAACCAAAGATTGACTATGAGTTTCTTGGACTCACAGCGGACGAAGGGAAAAATTTAAGTGATCAGATCAAACGCGAATTTGCTCTTTGGGCGGAAAGTACACAGTGCGATACTGCAGATCTGAACAATTTCTACGAATTGCAGCAGATTGCGTTCGCGGACTGGCTAAAAAACGGGGAAGAATTTGTATTAATACGGTACGAAAAAGAGAATGAAAACATGCCATATCAGCTAAGGCTAAAGCTGGTGCTTGCGGATCGTGTATCAACTCCGGGAGCACTTGACGGAGATTACAGTGGATACGATGAAAAAGCGAAAAACGGGAACCGGATCATGAATGGCATTGAAATTGACCAGAACGGGAAAGTGGTAGCCTATCACATTAGCTCCTTTTTCCCAGGAGAGGATAATTTTGGAGGAAAATATGACTGGACAAGAGTAGAAAAGCGTGGGAACCGGACAGGAAACCCGAATATACTGCATATTTTTAACGCGGAAACAGCGGAACAGTATCGCGGGGTGCCGTTCCTGGCACCGGTAATAAAAACACTAAAGCAGACCACACGTTTTTCGGACGCAGAATTGATGGCGGCAATAGTAAATTCGCTTTTCGCTGTGTTTATCTGTACGGATGACGGAAATGGGATAGATGGATATGGTGGAGAAGATGAAGAAACAACAACCGAAAACGGGGATGTACATATTGGCACAGGCACGGTATCTTACCTGAGACCGGGCGAAGATGTGAAGGCAATTGAATCCACGCATCCATCGAATAACTATGCAGAATTTATGAAAACCATGACCATGCAGATCGGCGCCGCGCTGGAGGTTGCGCCAGAAGTGTTGATGAAACAGTTCGGGCAAAACTTTTCAGCGTCGAAAGGAGCTTTGAATGAATCATGGCGTGCATTTTCCACACGGCGAAAGTGGTTTGTGCGGGATTTTTGCCAGGAAATCTATAATTTATGGATAGCAGAAGCGGTATCAAAGGGGCGGATCAAGGCACCGGGTTTTTTTTCAGACCCGATAATCCGGAAAGCCTATTGCAACGCAACTTGGACAGGACCGGCGCAGGGATGCCTGAATCCAGTGCAGGAAGTAAATGCGGCCATAGCAAGAGTGAAAGAAGGATTCTCCACACACGAGGATGAATGCGTGGCAATGAATGGAAGCGACTTTGGAGAGAATGTCCGCACGCTGAAAAAAGAGAATGAAAGCATTGCAGATGCTATAAAAGCGAGAGAACAACAGGAGGAAAAAGATGGGAAAGATACAGATTAAAGGGCCGATTGTATTAGACACAGATGCATGGATCTACGATTGGCTGGGAATGCCATGTGCGTGCCCGAAGAAATTACAGAAAGCGCTAGAGGAGGCGGGCGGTAAGGATGTAGAACTGGAAATTAACAGTCCGGGAGGATATGTGTCCAGTGGGTTTGAGATGTACCAGGCGGTAAGAGATTACGCAGGGAAAGTAAGTGCGCATGTGATCACTGCCTGTTCTGCCGCTACGCTTTTGGTGTGTGCAGCAGATGAAGCCCTGATATCCGAGGTGGGATATGTAATGATCCACAATGCATCGAGACAGACATCCGGCAACATGAACAAAAACGAGATGCGCCAGTGCGCAGACCAGCTTGCGGAAATTGATGAAGGAATTTTGAATGCATACGTGAACAAAACAGGGAAAAACAGAGAAGAACTGCAGACGTTAATGGATGCGGAAAGCTATATGGGCGCAGAAAAGGCGATCTCATACGGTTTTATTGATGGATATATGAAAGATAACAAAAGTGCAGCAGTGCAGGCGGTTGCATCAGAAACACCAATGATTTCCGCAGAGAAAATGAAAGAGCTTGCAAATCTGATTGAGCATAAATCAGAGAAAGACACTGCAAAGAAAGAAGGAGGAGACAAGATGACATTGCAGGAATTCTTACAAAAGAATCCAGAAGCAAAAGCGGAACAGGATGCTGTTATCGCAGAAGCTACACAGAGCGGAGCAGATGCAGAACGCGAACGGATTCAATCGCTTGATGCGATTGCTAAAACCGTATCGGCAGAAGCATTGAACGAGGCAAAATACGGGAAAAACAAGGTAGATGGGAAAACCCTTGCGTATGATGCAATGGTAAAGGGAGAACTGAAAGCAGAGGCCTATATCAAAGATGCTGTGAAAGACTCGGCAGAGTCTGGAGCTGAAGACGTGGGTGCTGGAAAAGGAGAAGCTGGAGAACCAGAGAACACAGATGCCGAAGATATGGCGACGTTTGTAAACAGTCGGAAAGGGGTGTAAAACAATGGGAAATCTAATCAATGAAGCATACACAGTGCAGAACAGCGGATTACTGTATGATGCATCACATCCGGCGGATGGAAAAATCATAACTGTATCAATTGCAAAAGGCGCAGCTGGAACGATTGAAAAAGGCGAAGTGATTGATTTTGATGCAAGCACCGGGAAGTATTCCAAACATGCGGCAGACAAAACCGTAAGCGTGATTGCGGCGGAAAAAGTAAATTATGACGAAAAAGCGGAATCGGCAGAGGTTATGGTGTTTACGTCAGGTGCGTTTAAAAAGAGCGCGGTTGTGAGCGATCCGGCACTTACGGAAACAGACATTGAAACATTTAGAAGTAAAGGAATCTTTTTGAAGTAGAGGAGGAAGAAATGGTAAGAGAAACATTAACACTGATCAATGCGGTCAAAAAGATGTATCCGGTGGCTACATTTTTCAAAGACCGTTATTTCCCGGATGGAAAAACTTATTATTCCGAAAGGGCACTGATCGAGACAAAGAAGGGTGGAAGAAAGGTGGCTCCGTTCGTAGCTCCAATCGTCAATGGAATTGTAATGGAACGCGAAGGATACAGGGCTGACTATGTAGATGCTCCGTACATCATTCCGAAGATGGTGATCACAGCGGAGATGTTGGCGAAGAAAGCGTTCGGAGAGTCACCAGAGAGCGGGAGATCACCGGCACAGCGTGAAAAAGAGATTGAAGCAGAGTGCATGGACGAGCTTCGCAAGTCAGTATTGCGTCGGCATGAGCTTATGTGCACCGACATTATCACAAGGGGCGAAGTCATCATGAAACATTTCGCATCTGCGCAGGATGCGGAAAAGGGAACCAACTATCAGGAACAGTGTTTGCGCTTTTACGACAAAACGTTCGGCAATGTGTACAAGTTTTCCAAGGACTTCAAAACCATGACCACACGGGAACGGATTCTTGAGCTTTACAAAATCGAGAGCATACTGAAAAAGCGTGGGGTGAAGACGACGGACATTGTTATGACCGGAGATGTCAGTATGCTGTTTATGGCGGATAAAGATTTCTTGGAATATTACAACAAGAAAGATGTCAATACCGGAAAGATTGACCAGAGTAAGCTGCCGGATGAAGTGACATACAACGGAACATTGAATGTAAACGGTACCGTGTTCAATATGTTTACATATGATGGAGTCTATGAAGATTTAGACGGAACGGTGAAGGAATTTCTTCCGGCCGGAACGATCGCGTTCTTGCAGCCGGGAATGGGAACCACAGTATATGCACAGGTTACATTCGTGAAAAAAGGCAGCGGTTTCCATTCCTACGCACAGCCGATGGTGCCGCGTGTAACAGAATCTGAAGACAACAACCTGATGGAAGTGCAGGTATATTCCAGACCGGTACCGTATCCGCTGGACATGGATGGTTGGATGGTAGCAAATATCAACAATGTATCTGAAATGTCGGGTGGATCTAATCAGGTGGTTGAGACATCGATTGATTCCGGGAAACCGGTTGATGACGGCGTAAGCCTGAAAACAGAATCCGAGATCAACGCAATGCAGAAAGCGGACTTGCAAACCTATGGAGCATCCATTGGAGCACCGATTACAACGGACATGAAGGTGGATGAATTAAAGGAAACTATTATCGCATACCAGGAGACGTTAGAGTAGGGGGAATGACAAATGATTGCAGTGGCAACAATCGAAACAAAAGGAAAAACCTTCCACCCAGGGGAGACTGTAACAGGTCTCTCCAAAACGGATGAGAAGTGGATGAAAGACCGCGGTTATCTTGCTGATGCGCCAAAAGAGACAAAAGAAGCAAAGAATCCGGCGGAAAAAGTCTGATGAATAATTTCAGGGATGCATTTGCGGAAGACCTGGACGAAACGTTTTTTTGCGAGGATGAATTCGCGACCGAACATAAGATTGATGGAAAGCCTGTGACTGTTGTGGTTGCAGGCATAGATCAGGAAGACGGGCAGAACACGAAAAATAAGCAGAATACCATAAATCCGAGAGAAAAGTTTGTTTCGGCAGAAGGGATAACAGTATATATCCGGGAAAAAGACGCACGAAAACGCTATACCGCGAATGCTATGATTAATTTTGATGGAGAAAATATGTTTGTACTTTCTGCGAGCCATACGCAAGGAATGTACAAGCTGGTGATTGGAAAGAGGAAGTTTTAATATGAGCGAAGCGGTTACGGTGGAAGCGACATTGAAAGAAATATCCAGAAGACTGGGGACACTGGATCAAAAAACAAATGTTGTTATGTCGCGTGCAGCGAACCGAGCAGCAATGACAGGATCAAAAGTGATCCGGCAGGGAACAGGAAGCAGATACAGGATTAACCAGGGAGATGTAAATGCAACCCTGAAAACAACAAAAGCAACATATCAAAATCCAACAGCCGTATTGACTTACAGCGACAGGCATAGAAACTTGTACACATTCGGACAAAAGAACGTGGTAAAGCCTAGGTTTAATATCCGATCATCCAGAGCAGACGCACCGAATCCGCCATTTATAAGCGCGAGTGTAGAAAAATCCAGTGCGTGGACGGCGTTAAACAGAGATCCAAAGCCGTTTATTCGGTCGACAAGAAGTGGAAATACGCTTGTATTGCAGAGAGAAACAAGCGATCGCAGTGCTCCATTGATCGGAAGAAGTGCACCGGCGATTCCACAGATTGTCAAAAATGAAGATACCATGGAAGAATTTCATGAAAAAACAGATCAGATGCTACAGAAAAGAATTGATCACGAGATTGAACAGATTTTAAGAGGTAGAGGATGACAGACATTGAACTGCAGAAAGCGCTTGCGCAGGAATTAAAACAGATGAAATTGAAACGTCTGGATGGAACATTATGGAAGAACTTCCATGTGTACAAGCAGGGAAAACCATATAAGGACGATCTGGACACAGACGAACAGGAGGACTACATCACAGTCGTCATTGCGGATGAGGATACCGATAAGGATGGGAACATGATAGTGGAAATACAGATGATACTCAGTATTTATCTGTATGATGATAAAAACCAGACGGGAGAACTGATGCTTGCGAACTTTATGAATCAG